CAATGATTTCCCTAGCCAGGGCTGAGGAGCAGATTTCTACAGTGTTTAAACGTCAGTCAGCTATTGATGACAAGATCACCGCGATAGAATCAAAGATAGACACGATGGCAATTAACGCAGTCAGCGGCCGGTTCGCTGAGCGCCTTTTCTGGATTGTTGTGGTGGCCGGAGTCACGACATGGTTTAACACAATGGGATAATTATGAAATATCTACTGCTCGTACCCGCTCTATTCTTAGCAAGCTGCTCATCAATCGACGTCGTGTCACAGGCCGTGCAGAAGTATTGCGACCTGCCAGAGACTCAGCGACTGGCTAATCGTGAGGCTGTGGCGACCTCTGTGGCTCCTAACCGAATCGAGATAACCTGTGAACAAGAGACTGATCAAGAAGGCAGCTAGGTACGCTCTCAAGGCCTACGATGAGGATATTGACGGCGCTCTAAAGATAGAGAGTTCTGGAACCTCAACTACGGCTTATATCATTGAGCATGCCAGACACCAATATGTAGTGTTTCGTGGCACTCAGCAGGCTAGGGATTGGATCTTTAACCTAACTGCATTCCCCTGGCGTTACAGCGGCAGATGGGTGCATGGCGGGTTCATGATGGCTCACAGATCGGTCTGGAAAGAGATCTCATCTAAGCTTGATCCCAAGAAAGAGATTATCTTTGTAGGTCACTCTCTAGGCGGTGCCCTAGCAGAGCTATCAGCTCACTGCTGCCGATTCTTCCCTAATGTCAGACTGATCACCTTTGGAAAGCCAAACGTATTTGTGCGGCCATCTAAGGCCAAGATGAGGGACCTCAAGTCTCAGGTATCATTCGTCTGCGGCTCAGACATGGTTGCTCGAATCCCGGCTATCGGCTTCTGCCCTGATGCCGGTCAGACAATGGTCTACTTCGACAACTGGGGCAAGACCTGGATAGACCCGCCAGAAGGCTATGTGCGGAAAGACAGAGGCTTAGGCGATGCGATCAGCGACCACGATATGGCGGGCTATTATCGCTACACTACTGATTTCTGCGACAAGTAGCTGCGCGATCACAGAGAACCTCAAGGACGGCTACGACCCAGGAGACATTACTAGGGGCGTTGTGAGCGACTTTAAGATGTACTGTAGCAAACCTGTGTCATACTTTCGGAAGGCTGCCAGGACGGCTCTAACGCTCTCTACTGGCATCATTCTTCCAGACCCTTGCGTGGTGACCCTATGACCGATAACGTGGTGCAGCTCCCTCAAGCAGACAAGCAGCAGTTACTAGCAGATCGAATGTATATGGGTCTCCACGAGCTCGTAGCCGAGGTTCTAGAGGACGACATGTCCATCTACGCCGTGATCGGTGTATTGCATACTGCGGCCCAGATGCTGTCCCAAGAGATCAATTACGCTTATGACGAAGACGAAGAATAGCCCGCTAGTCAGCATGCTCATACGCCACGAGGGCTGGATGGAGAAGCCCTACCAGGACTCCCTTGGCATCTGGACCGTTGGTGTGGGACGGAACCTATCAAGGGGTCTAGCTGAGCACGAGATCATGTACCTGCTCGAGTCAGATATACAGACCTCAATCTCAGAGCTGAGCCGCAACCTGCCCTGGTTCGACGAGCTGGACGACGTGCGCCGAGACTGCATGATAGACCTGCATCTGAATATGGGCTGGCCTCGCCTGTCTAAGTTCACCAAGGCCCTAGCCGCTATGGCAGAAGGCAACTGGGACCGCGCAGCCTACGAGTTCATGGACTCCAGGTGGAGCAAGCAGGTCAAAACTCGCGCAGTAGACATCTGCAACATGATCAGAACGGGCACCTATTCGTAACGATTATTGTTGACACCTCGTCAATAAATCTATAGCATGGCTACTCCAATAACAAAAGGAGTAGCTTATGAAACCAACCGCAGATCAACTCAAGGCCTTCCCGGCCGCACAGGCAATGGCCGACTACATTGGTGGCCTAACGCTCAGCGATAACCCCTATCCAAAGAACAGCTTTCAGTACAAGCAGTACGAAAAGGCTATGCACCGTCATCTCAGCGAGGAGCTCAAGGGCACCTATAGGAGCGACTCATGCCAGTAAATATTCACGGCAAGGAATACAAGACCGTTGCAGAGCGCGTGTCAGAGTTCCGTGAAACTTCACCAGAATTCACCATTGAGACAGAGATTGTGCGGTGGGAGGGTGACGACGTGGTGGTTAAGGCGTCGATCAGTAACAACGGCAAGCTAATAGCAACCGGCTTGGCGCATGAGGTCAGGGGCTCTACGAACATCAACAAGACCTCGCACGTCGAGAACTGTGAGACTAGTGCGATTGGGCGCTGTCTTGCGGCGTTCGGTTATTCTGGAACAGAGTATGCCACTGCTGACGAGGTGGCTAACGCCATTGCACAGCAGAACAGCAAGCAGTTCGAGAAAGATCTTGCAGAGGCTCTCATAGAGAACACTCAGACCGTGCTTAAGTACGCAGAGTCAATCATGGCTATTAAGGCAGGTATTGCTCTCGGCGACTACTCTAGCGCATCTGAGGAGTGGTTTAGTCTGACAGATGAGGACAAAACTATTCTGTGGAAGGCTCCCAGCAAGGGCGGCGTTTTCACAACCAAGGAGCGAGAGATCATGAAGTCTACGGAGTTCCGTGAGGCTAATGGCTCTGGCGATCAATAACTTACTAACAGGAAATTAACATGCAATACGACAACACTAACAGCGGCGCTAGCTTCAAGAATGACAACAAGCTAGAAGATTGGCATGCTGACTTCAGGGGCTCCGTGAATGTTGATGGAGTGGACTACTTTATTGACAACACATGGTACCCACCCAAAGATGGCAAGAAGGGTTATATGAAGCACAAGCTTAAGCGCAAGGATAAGCAATCCAGTCAGGCCTCAGCGCCTGCATCTGCGCCTCAGCCTGCCGCTCCGGTTGAAGACTTCGCTGACGACGTCCCTTGGTAGATGACTATGGCTGTTGACTTTGGTTCGGCTCTAAAAGAGCTGCAAGAGAAGAAGGGCGTTTCGTCGTCAGAACTGGCGGCGCGCCTTGGCGTCCATAGGCAGAGAGTGGACTACCTGCGCAATCGTAAGGACGTGCGCCTTATGACTGTCGTAGAGGTCAGCGACGCGCTTGGCGTCAGCTTCAACACGCTAGTGAAGGCCTGCAAGCAGTGAGGTTATTCTCTAGCGCAGAACACGCGATAAGGGTCGCCGCCTGGAATGTAGTAGACCAGGCGATTCCCTACGCGGTCACCTATACAGCACACGGCTTCGGTGTCGTGGCGCTGTCCAAGGTTAATAAAAACCATAATATCGCGGAGGTCATCCATGATCTGGCCGAGACAATACGCTTCTCAGATTATGTCCCTCCCGTCGAAGGAGGAGCGGAGGGCCGCGCTCGAGAGAGTGCCAGAAGAATGGAGGCCGCTCGTCAAATTGCATGTGGAGATAGCTTATGAACGAAGAGTTCTTCTTAAAGCTCGCCAAGGTGTCAAAGGCACACGCGGCGGCAGAGGCTGACAAGTGTCACCTCATGGAGTACCGCAAGACGCTGAAAAGCCTGTTAATGATCGAGGCAGAGAGGGATGACCCCAAGATGCCGGCGACCAAGCAGGAACGGTACGCTTACAGTCATCCGCAATACGTTGAGCTGCTAGACGGTCTCAAGGTGGCGATAGAAAAGGCGGTGCGTTATAGGCACCAATTCACTGTCATGCAGATGGACTTTGAGGCATGGCGATCTAAGAATGCCCGCAATAGGGTAGAGGCTGGCCTACGATGAGAGAATATAACGCTTACAGAAAGCCGCACGATGTTAAGGCCCTGGAGAAGCTGTACCCGGTGAACAAGCCGATCTTCAGCGCCAGGCTAATTGAGTCTAGATTGCATCTGATGGACGCCCACACTAAAGCCAGGGCGAAGCGCACTATTTACTGCTTACAGACGGGGGACTACTGGAATGTTCGAGTACAACTGTAAGGTGAGGAGGGTGGTCGATGGAGACACCGCTGATATTGATATTGACCTTGGTTTTGGCCTGTGGATTCACGGCGAGCGTATACGTCTTGATGGAATTGATACGCCCGAGTGCCGAACTACTGACCTTGACGAGAAATACTTCGGAAATCTCGCCAAGGAATATGTCCTCGAATGGGTCGAAAAGAACGGACCCGATTTCCGAGTCAAGACGACGTATAAGGACAAATATGGGCGATACCTTGGAAAGATCATCGGGCTCTCAGGAAAGGCCATAAACGAGCTCTTGGTGGAGAACTACCTGGCGGTAGAGTACGATGGTCGTAGCAAAGATGAGATACAGGATCTGCACATGGCTAACCGCAAGATGCTGATCGATGCGAAGTACGACCTAGACAACGTGGTGGATAAGATCGCCAAGGAGTGGGCAGATGAAAGTAAGCCTTGAGCTAGACGACCACGACATCGATCAGTTCCTGGACAAGCTGCGGCAAATCGACGAGCTGGTTGATTCCCTCGAAGAGCTGAAGGATATGATCATAGAGACGCGCCGCCTGGTGAGTAAGAATGCAAGGCAAGACTAGGCGCTGCGCTCTCTGCAAGAAGAAGGTCTTGGTGTCCGACGCAGTTATCGGTGGCATCAAGGCCTTTTGTTGTTTTGAGCACTTGATTGAGTTTACCAAGTCAGCCCCGGCGAAGAAGATCGCACAGAAGTCTATCAAGGCTGAGACCAGGAAAAAGAAAGAGAAGCTTAAGACGGCCGGCGACT